TCCGAGCGCTCCCATTCCGCGCACACTGTCGTACCGTCTCCCGTGTAGAACGTGCCGGAAACCAGCTCCAGAATACGGGCCTCAATCGCCCGGTCCGGGTCCTGGTCTCCGACCGCTGGACATTCCGCGCTGCACCAGATGTTAAACGTCATCGTTCCCGCCGTCTTGCGCTCCGGGTCGTGGCGCATATCCACGTTGAAGTCAAGTCGCGGGTATCGCGGGCTGCCCCAACCGGGACGGTTGTCGCTGGGGGATTTCTGGTAAAAAATTGCCGGCTGCCCATTGTAGGCTGCCAGCATTCCTCCCAGCTGCGCGTCTGCGGACAGCTGCTCCTGGACCAGCCGCCTGAGTGCGGTCACGCCCCCGCCCCGCTTGCCTGGGGCGCGTTGTACTCGTAGTTGACGGTCTGGAAGTCACGGGTCCAGTAGACCTCCCACACGCCAATGGCTACGTCGGTCGCCGTGATGTCCAGGTAGCTTGTGGCGTTGTTCTGGGCGTTGCAGTAGAGGATGCGCAGCCGGTCCGGAGTGGCCTCTGTGACGAAGCCGTTCCTTGCTGTGCTGTCGCCCGTCCTGCGCACGCGCACACAGTCTCCCCGCTGAATCTGCGTTATGTCGAACGCCTTGTAGGCCATATCCATGATCAGTGCCATATGCAATTCCTCCCTCAGTAGGGTTTCTTGTAGATTTCCTTGATTTTCGGCAGGGCGCGGTCGATGATTTTCTGCTTATACGGCCTTGGGGCCATCTTGCTCGTGCCGTTTTCCAGCATTTCACCCAGCAGATGCCCTCCCGCCCGCTCCTTGCTCTCGATGGCGGATACCGCCCGGTAGTGTTTGCCATTCTGCTCCACATGGATGTGGGTCCCCCAGGAGAGGCGGAACACACCGGTTCGCACTGCAGGCGGTTCGCCGGGGGCGGATGCTGTGTAGTGCTGTTTTGTGTTTGGCACCCTGTAAACTCTCCCGCTGCGCTCTCCCCGCAGGATGAAAAGCGAGGCGTTACGAAGCTCATTGCTTGCCCGGTACGTCCGCTGTGCCACCTCTTTCTGGATACCTTTCAGCGTGGTGGCTACCGTCTTGCCGATAACCTGAGAGGCATTGCCCCAGGCGCTGTTGATGCTCTGCTGCTTCTCCGCGCTGATGGTCCCCTGCTTGATTGGCTTTGCCATCACGCATCACTCCGTTCCTCGCAGTAGTAGATCGTCCAATGGTGCAGGTCGCCGGGGTCGTAGGGTGCGGTCTGGACGATGTAACGCTTCTCTCCCCGAACAAGAGAATCCCCGGCCTTGATCTCGAACGGGGCCGCGCCTTTCTGGATGATCTTGTGGGTTACCGGGTGCTCCAGCTGCCGCCAGCGCTCGATCTCATCCGGTTTCGCAGCGGCGAGGATGGCCCGAATGCTTCCCAGCCGCTCCACGCCGTTGCTGGTGATTCTGCCGCTGGCGGTCCTGTGGTCTGCGTCCCGGAAGACGTCAAACTCCCGCAGAGCCTGTCCCGGCAGCAGATTGACGGGTCCTGTGAACATAGCCGCCTCCTATGATGTCATCCTGCGGAACGGCGGTCCCCCTGCGCCGTGCATGGCTCTGGGGTTCTCCTCCATCCCCTTGTGGAAATAGGGGGGCGTGCCCTGGATGGATGCGGCCATGGTGGGAACCGACGCGGCGGCCAGCGTCTGTTTCTTCAAGTCGTCATACATCGCTTTCCACCGCTTTGCCCGGTCTCCAAAGCTGTACTGGAGCACGTCGATCCTTGTGTCGACCTGGTACTGGAGCTTGAAGAGGATGGCTTCCAGCACGGCCAGCTTGGCAAACAGCCACGCCTTTTTGCCCTCTTTCAGCTCCACGAGCATTGCCTCGTACTCCTCGTCCGCCAACATACAGGTCTCCGCGCCGCCCTCCGTACAGGTGTCTCCCAGCTCAAAGCGCATTTGATCCTTGCCCCGCGCCTTGATTTGAGTGGGGTCGTAGCTGTAGGTCATGCCGTGCCCTGCTCCTTTTTGGCCTTGGAATGGGCGGCCTTGTCCGTACCCTCAGCGCTGTCCTTCGGGGGTTGCGTGCTGGTGTTCGCCTCCGGAAGATCAACGTGGAGGATGCGCCCCATCTCCGTCAGCTTCCGCCCCATCTGGGGGGCGATCACCCCGTCCGGGATGACCTCTCCCACCTTGTAGTTCCGGTCGAAACGCACGGGCCGGTTCGCGATATACGCCTTTGCCATATTCATGCCCTCCTTAAAGCGAGAAGTCCTCGCTCACAGCGCCTTTGAGGAACACACCCAGATCTGCGGAGGTGATCTCCGGGTCGGTGCACAAAAGGCCCTCGATGAACTCCGTGTGGGTGGCCTCCTCGCCGAGGTACTGCTGAACGGACGTGTATTGCCCGTTGCCCAGCATGTCCCAGGTGAAGGTGTACCCCGCGCTGGGCTCGTCGATGCTGGGGGAGCTGGTGGTGTAGACCAGAAGGGCGTCGTTAGGATTGCAGATGAACTCCATCCTGTCCGCCGCCCCGATGGGGGCCGCGTTGTGGACGCTCTCCGCCACCACGATCTCGTCCAGCCCGAACAGCTGCGCCAGCACGTTCACGGTCACGCTGGCGGGGTTGGCCTCGCTGCCCTGGTACTTGATGCGCTCCAGGATGGACGGATTCACCGTCAAGGCGGTGAACGCGTTGGCGCCCAGGACCATCTTGTTAGGCTTGCGCAGTCCGGACAGAAGCATTCTGGTGCGCAGCTGGTGGAAGAAGGTCACCGGGTCGCTGTTTTCGCTGTCGAACTGATAGAATTGGTCAGCTCCCACAGCGCCGCTGTTGACGCCCTGGTAGACGTGGGTCCAGCTGTCCGGGTTGAAATACTTCCCGGCCCATACACGGTCCAGGTGGATGTTCATCTGCTCGGCCACCCAGCGCACTTTGCTCCGCCGGGGGTCGATGACGGCGGGGGCGTTGGTCCTTTGGAAGTCCAGGGTGCTGATCTGGTCTACGCCGGTGATCACCTGGTCTACGCTGCAATGATAGAACTTGTCCCGCTTGCCGTAGATGCCGGGGGCGACGTGGCCGAACTCCGGCTTGCGGGCCATGTTGTCCCGGGCAAGGTCTCCCTTGTCGAACTCGTAGTAGTGTGCCGAGGAGGTGGGCACCGGCACGATGGGGAATACCCTGCGGGCCACGAACCCCGTCATGCTCTGGAAGTAAGACAGGCAGACGTTGGTCAGATAGATGTGCGGCCTGAACACACCCTTCTGGATGCTCACCGCAATTTCTTGGGTCGTAAGCGCCATTTTCAATCCCTCCTATTTCTCATATCCGCTCTTGGTCAGCTGGATCTGCACCAGCTCCCCTTCGGCGGTGGCTTCGGTCATGGCGACGCCGAGGATGAAGTTCCCGGAAGCTGCCTTGACCACCGCTCCCGTGGCGGCGGCCGTCACGCAGTCGCCCTTCTTCACGGCCCCGCCCGCCAGCGCAAGACCGATGTCCTTGATGAGCACGTCCACCTCCGTGCCCGCCTTGGAGACGCCGCTGTCGTCAGCAGCTGTGTCGCTCAGGAGGATGCCGATGGCCGGGTCGCCGTCTGCGGCGGGCAGGGCCAGCTTGCCGTCGGCGTCGTAGGCTACCACCTTGTGGGGCGCGTCGGTGACGTCGGCTGCCAGCACGTCCCGGATGGTGGCGCTGTTGTTCATGAACGCGTTCAGATACTGCTTATCCATTTCCCTTACCTCCCCATGTACTCGGCCTCATACTGCGCCGCCAGATCGGGGTTCTCCTCGAACGCCTTGACGATGGCCTCCGTGGTGGACATCCCGCCGCTGGCGGATTTCGCCAACTCCGCCGCCTTAATGGCGATAGACTCGGCGGCTCCCGCACTGCCCTGACGGCTGCTGCCCAGTTCCCCAAACATCCCACTCTTGTTCAGCATGGCCAGGCTCTCATCCAGCAGCTTGACATAATCCTCGTAGACCGTGCCGCCGGCCTTTTTGAGGTCATACAGCTTTGCCGCCAGCTCCGGGGCTTTCTTGCCCAGCACCTCGTACTTTTGGGCCGACGCGGTGAGCCGTTCGATCTCCAGGCTCTTTTTCAGCTCCTCCACCTCTGCGTCCCGCTGCTTGGCGAGTTCCTTAAACTCTGCCAGCGCCTTTGCCACTTCCGGGTGCAGTGCCGCCTCAGTCTCCTGCGGCGCGGGAACGGGCGCAGTCTCCGCATCCTTCGTTACGTCTTCCTCCGGGGTCATGTTGCTCTTGTCGATCTCCATGGAATTCAATGCCTCCTTATTGATTTCATCGCCTT